GACCCACCAGTTTCGGTTATCGTCCAACCACCCAACGCTATGGGTTTGTTAAACGCCCACTTGTCACCTGATGCTGTGTAGAGAATAGTTGCACTAGCCCCATCTACTGTAAGACCAGCACCGTCAGCAGCAGCCGCATCAGCCGCACCATTAGCTATCGTAATGTTCTTATCAGCAACATTTAGCGTTGTACTGTTCACAGTGGTTGTAGTGCCTGAGACTGTAAGGTTGCCTGAGATAACTACATTGCCGCTTGTGTCAGAATTGACTAGCGGTAACCACTGACCTGCATGGCTACCATAAAACTTTCCAGTATTATGGACGTGTGCAAACATTCCATGATAAGTACTAGCAGAAGGAAGATCAGATAATTGCGAATACAAGTTAGCAAATAATACTTTGCCAGTAGTAATTACATCATTCGACCCCATATTAAGATCGCCAGTAGCAGTGCCACCAGACAGTTGTAAGTATCGAGCGTCAGACTGTGTTTTGCTATAATGATCTGCTAAAATAAAAGTACCATATCCAACAACGCTAAGTGTATCACCAGAAGTTGCTGCACTACCTAATGTAACGGATGTTCCGTTTGTTGCAGTAAAATCAGCAGGATCTAAACGAACACCATTTAAAAATACATCTAAGAAACCTGCGTCATAAGTTGCAGGAAATACAGTAGTAGACCCATTGTAAGAACCAGAGTTAGTTCCAACCACATAGTTTACTCTGTTTGTTGTGCCATTAACGCTTGATCCAGCGTTCTGAAAACTAGAACCATTATAAACTTTCATAGTATCTGAAGATGTATCAAACCAAAGCAAACCATCATTAGGACTGCTAGGTGCATTAGCACTTATTACATATTGATTACTAAACTGATTAACTGATGTAAGATTAGTAGCAACAGTATTTACATTAGCTATTGAACCACCAACATTATTTACATTAGTAATTGCTGCAGCAACAGCACCAATATTATTAGAACCAGATATATCTGTAGCTACTGTATTAATATTTGTTGTAGCGGCTGATTGAGCAATAGTAGAAATGTTACTCTGTATATTTGCAACAGCAGTAACATCAGAAGCTATACCTGCAACAGTAGTTACATTTGCTGATACACCACCAACTGCATTTACATTAGATATATTTGAAGCAACTGTTCCAATGTCAGTAGCGTCAGCAGCAACAGCATTAATATTAGAGTTGTTAGAAGCTACTGTATTTACATTGCTAATATTATTACCAACATTATTTACGTTGGCTATGTTTTGAGCAACAGTGTCAATCTCAGAAGTTGACTCATTAAGATCATTAGCTACCGTTTCTATTTCAGATACTGTTTCAGCAAGATCAGCAGCAACAGCAACTACATCAGCAATATTTGTAGCTACTGTATTAACACTAGCAATGTTTGTAGCAACCGTATTTACATTATTAACTGCTCCTGCAACCGTAGTTATGTTTGCGCTTACTGGTCCTAATGCTTGTATATGCGTTGTATCTCCTGCAACTGTAGTAACATTAGATGCTATACCTGCTACTGTTGTTACGTTTGAACTAATTCCTGCTACTGTTGTTACATTCCCAGATACTCCTGCAACTGTAGAAATGTTTGCATTATTACTTGCAGCAATAGTTATCGCATTAGTTGCCGTAGTTCCGTCTTGTATATCAGCTAGTAATGCTATGTCTGTAGACGCAGCAGAAACAGCTTGAACATCACTAATGCTTGGACCTGCTTCTACCGCGCCAGTTGATGCATTGAAAGCGAGCGTCTTTCCTTTACGAGTGTCAACAACGGGGAGGACGAGCGACACCGCAGCATCAAAATCAGTAAGTTGCAATGCACGATTAGCTTGGTCTTGCAAATCAGCAGAGATAGCTACAAGTCTGTCAAGCTCTGTATTAAGAGCAACAATGTTAAAAGCACCAGAAACAGGAAAGTCAGTTGTTCGTTCAAGAGTTATATTACGAGTAATGACAACAGTAGACCCACCAGAGCCACCTGTGACAGACATAGAAATAGTACCAGTAGAACCATCGCCACCCGAAACAGTGTAGTTATTAGTAATTGTTTGTAATGCGCCATTTATAAATACGTTTAGATCCGCATTGTCAAAAAATTCAAACGGTACTGCAAAACTTGTTTGTGTTGCTCCTTGTGCTACGGTGTAAGAAATACGCGGTGAATTGTCTGCAATGTTAATTGTCATATTAAACCCTCATTTGGTCACAAATTAGCGTTGTTTATATTTTCTATCAACGCACAAAAAAAGACGCACAAATTACATAGATCTGGACATACCAAGAGTGATTGCATTCATATCACCCTTCCAAAGCCACAACCTCATAAACGGAAGATTACGAGTAAAAGTTTTTAAACCCTCTCCTGAATTGCCATTTAAAAAATCTTCTATAGGATTAATAGTAAGATCAGCCGCAATGCTTGGACCTGCACCCATAACACCAGTAAGAGCATCTAACATATTAGGTTCTTGAGGAAACTTAGGTTCAATAACACCTTCTAAAAAATTACCGCCACCAAGAGCCATGCTAGTATTTATAGAAGTATAAAGTATGTCTGAGTACATAGCAGCTAATCCACTTTGATCAAAAGATCTAGCAAATCTATCTGAGTATGACATTTCATCCCATTGCCTTGCAGCACCATCACTAAGCTGACTCTTAATAGCAATAGACATATAACCAAGACCCATTGCAGTAATAACTCCTGCGGCTCTGTTTTTAATCTGACCCTGAGAATAAGCACCAGTCACCTTATTCATTGCAGCAAACGCATATGCAAAGAATTGGAATGGCAATCCAAGAATACCCGACTCTACTCTTGAGTAACCAGTAACAACATCATCTTCATCATAACCAAATGCTTTAGCTATTCTGTGAGGAACATAAACAACACCATCTGTAATTAATGGTTTATCAGCAGGAGTACCCATCATAATAGTATTGAGTATTCCGCTTTGAAGTGCAGATCTAAATGTTTCTGTAGTTTCTTCACTTACTCTTGGATGTTTTTTGATCTCTTCTATTGCAAGTTTATTAATAGCATTTTCATAGTCTGCTTTGCCTTGTTTAGTTCTAGAGTCAAAACCTAAACTTTTAGCACTATTTTTATTGTGCATTATTTCATGCATTTTAACAAACTGCACTAGATCATCTGGTGATTTTATAAACCCTTCTGGCAACCCCTTAACACCTTCTACTTTTGTAGAGTCTTTTGCCCATACTCTAGATTCATAATACTCACCACGAATATAATCTTCATCTATAAATATTTTCTTTGAGTTTTTATTATAAAATGCAGGAACATATCTTCCGTCTTTTGCAAATTTATTTGTAGGTCCTGTAACTATTGTTGCTGTATGATCTGGAAATCTAACAGTACCAGACCATGAAGATGTATTAGGAATATACAAACCTCTTGCACTATGCTGAACAGGCGCTTCTGCTATCTCTCGAGCAATCTCTTCTGTAATATTATATCTAGCTAAATAAGATGCTTCTTGTTGTGTGATTAAATTATTTTTTTCTTTGGCTGTCCATTTCTTAGAAAGAGAAACAAGAGTATGCCCACGAATTAATCCGTCTAACTCTTTTGCAATTTGTGTAACTGGACCTAGAAGATTAGCAACATTGTAAATACTTCTAGCAGTATCCCAAGCTGAAGATTGCATTGGATTGTTTGTCATGTTTTCTGTAAATTTTAAATGGGCAGAACCTTGAAGTATCTCAATAGCTTCAGCTATCCCATCAAGCTCTTGTCTATTTAAGTTTCTAGTATTCTTATCAAAAACATCTAACAAGCCTTTTAGAATATCACCAAGCTCATGCTCCATAACAATACGAGAAAAATCTGGTATAGCAGAAAAACCTGCTGCACCCATGTAATTCATGTATGCTAAGTCTTTCATTATCTGTGCAGCTTGGAAGTCTATTCTGTCAAAGTTTCTAACAGGTGAACCTGCAATTCTATCATAAGCACCCTTAAAGTTTTTCTTAAATGTATTAATATCTTTAGCTGAGTTACCTGCTATAAGCATTTCTAACTCAGTATCTTCAACAACTTCTTTAACAGATCTACCGCCATACATTTTGTGAAACTGATATATACCACCAGTTCTATGAGCGTAGGCTTTCATAATAGCCATTGGGTCAGTATGAATAAACTCAAGAACAAGACTGTTAGGTATGTCCAATTCTCTGTGTCTTAAATGTTTTGATTTACCGTATCCATATGCTATTTGTTCTGGATCAACTATATCTTTAATACCTAAAATGTTATCTACAGTTTTCTTAGCTCTATCTTCAGCAGCTTTGAGACTACCATCTAATTCTTTTTTAACGTATCTACCATTTTCTTTTACATAAATAGTAGGATTGCTCATATACCAATCAGCAATAATCTTTTCTAACTCAGCCCTGTTCTTTTTAATTTTGCCTATATCCCAATATCTAGGCATAAACACATCTTCATTAGCTGGCATAACTCCACGCGGAAAGTTCTCTAAAGAAAGTTCATCTTCTTCTATAGCTCTAGTAAGATTAACAATTCTATTTCTGTAACTATCATTAATCTTATTAAAGTTTGCTTTGTATTTTTTTCTCCACTTTTTTGAATTTGCTTCAAAGTTTGCAAAATCTTCTTTAGCTCTTTCTAGCTTAATTTTGTTTTGCCTAACTTTAGCAGCAATACTTTTTTCAGTGCCAAGAAGTCCAACATCTTCTAATCTATCTGCATACTTCTTAAAAAATTCATCAATAATATTTACAGCCTGTCTTTCCTGATCTGTTAAATTATCAACCTTGTTAATTCTTTTGTTATTAACTTCTGTAAGCCATTCATTATAAGATCTACCATTAGGTTCTTTACCTCTAATTTTTCTCCCAACATTAGCTGCACGTTCAATGGCATCGTTTACATTAATGCCAAGAGGTCTACTAGGGTCTTTAATACCAAGACTTTCAGACCACAGCCTAATTAAACTATTGTTAGATGTTACCCATTCACCTTCCATGAGTTTAGCTTTCTGCAGCACAGAAGGGCCAATAGATAAACCAAACTTGTTCATTACAAGAAGTAATCCGCTATCACCTGTAAGCTGCAATATAGCTTTCTTAGCTGAGTCAGCAGCATCAGATTGAAGAACACTTTTTATAGGCGTTGGTATAAATTTAAAGAATGGACTGTTTATAAATAAATTAGGAGCAAGATCATACGGATCATCTATACCTTCAACTCTTGCATCTTCTATTTTTCTTAATGCTCTTTCTCTATTTATATTTGAAATAGAAATTTCTGCTTCAGATCTTTTAGATGTTAGTGCATTTTGTTCTCTAAGCAGATCTTCTATTTTTTCATTATCTAACTCGTTCATATTCTTTTTAAGAGTTTCGTCTATTTCTTCTATTCTTTTGGTAGAGCCAAATACAATTTGTTCTTCTACAACGATAGTATCATCTAAGTTTTGATCTGTTCTGCCTTTGTAAGTTCTCTCTTCTCGAGGTCTAAGATTAACAACATCTTCTGCGGTAAGTGTATTTACCTGTTCGGTAATACCTGCTTCTCTTAAAAACTCTTCATGTGATTGTTGCGTCTTACGAAAGGCATCTGCCCTTCTTGTCATAGGAATACTAACTGCACTATTTAGCAATGCACCAAATACAGTGGTTGCCCCAATATTTAACGCAGCCTCTCCAAACGTACCAGTAGGATCAAAAGGTGCTCTTATACCTTCAAGAAAAGCCTGAGTAGTACCTGCCGCAACACCACCTCTTACAGCAGATCTTGCAAGCCCAATAGTTGCGCCACCAAAAGGTAAAGCTATTAAATTTACAGGATCAAAAAAACCTGCTCCTACGTTTGTCCAAAAACCTGCCCTTCCCATTATCTCTCTATTTTCTTCAAGGTCAGATAATTGTGACTTTAGAACGCTCATATGTTCAGGATTTTTAGCGTGAACTAATGTGTCAAAATATTCTTCATACCCTTCCATGTCTGGTCTAGGGTCATAGTCAAAATCTGTTTCTACATTTCCAAACTGTGCTTCATTTCTAGCTTGGTTTATTATTGGCTGATAAGTGTAGTTAAGTTGAGCGCCAACAACATCAAAGAACTTAGGGTCTTTTTCGTTTGCATCAAAGTTATTTAGAGCACCTAACTGGCCTTCTTGAAATAGAATGTTTACAGCCATTAATTCATTCCTGCTCCTGCATACGGTGAATCTTGAGCACCTTCTGGAACAATATAACCTTGTTCTGGACCTGACTGAGTGCTGTCAATAATCTCATCAGCAGTTATTTTGTTGCGTCTAATATCATTTAGTTCATCCATACTTAAAGTTTTTAGATAGCTTTCTTTATTAATAGATTTTGCAAATGCAGCAACATCTGGCTCTGATGTACTAAATCCTATTGGGTAACCTGTTTTATCTAGTACAGGAACTAAGTTACCATTATCTCTAAAGACAGCCATAAATCTTACACCGCCACCTTGAGATACACCCATTGGCATTAAGAAAGCTCTGTTATCTATATCTTCTGTAGATAATCTTAAAGCTACTCGAGAATCATTTGGTGTTGATGTATCAATCATTAAGTTCATTAATTCATTATTAACTTTGTTAATAAAAAAATCTTTTACCTTTTTATCAGAAAACAAATGATTAAAAGAATATCTAGACCTATTACCGCCCTCAGAAGCAACGTCCATTACATAACCTTCTGTTTCTGAAAACATACCATTGTAATACTCTTGCAGATTACTTTCTATAGTATCTGCCTCCATTCCCAAAGAACCCATATACATAGCAAAAGAGCCTAACATTCTTATTGCTTGTGGATTTGTTCTTGCATCAGGCACTGCTCTCTGAACAAAGTCATTAGCACTTAAAGACTCTTTGTCATAAAGATCCCCAAACTTTCGCATCATAGATGTTCTTACTTCTTCAGTATCAGCTTGAGCTAATCTAGTAGCTATATCTGCTATATCCTCATTAGTAACTTTTCTTGCAGCAGAAATAGAAGCAAGCCTTGCTAATGTTTTATCTCCCAATCCTATACCACTAAAAAGATTTACTTTTGCATTTGTTCCTCTTGGTTGCTGAGAAAACTGTTCATATAAAGTAAGGATGTTAAGATCTTGTTCAGTACCTTTAACTGCACCTGCGGCTAAGTCTTGAAACATTTGTTTCAAAGCAGGTGGTAATATTCCTGCTTGCATAGATTTTGATAAAAGAAGTGCGCCTGTATTATTAGGATTAAATGCTTCTTGACTAAAGAAAAACTCTTCTCCCATTCCTGCCGCTTCAAGAATAAAATCTTGTATTTCTTCTGCATTTGTAGAATTTCTTTCTATAAATTTTCCGCTAACTAAATCAGTTCTTATATCAACAGATTCTTGTATTGCTTTATTATCTGCTTCTACTCCGCTAATAATAGTTTGCCTTACATTTAATTGACCAGCAATTGCTTCTTTATTAGTAAAGTTAAGGGCTTCATCAACAGCAGCTTTAAGTTCTGGTGGTAAATTTTCTTCAATCCCATTTACCGCATAGTTCATAGCAGCTTGCAAACCTGATGATGTTGTCTGGTCTGTAATAGCATTACCAATAATGTTATCAGATTTAGCTCTTTGAAAATTAGTTAAAGCAGCTTGCCTTTGTGTTTCAGAAAGAAACTCAGTGTT